AGTAGCACCCGTCCGCTGCGCGTGCGAGAATACCGCGCATGACCATCGGTCACTCCCGCCATAGGAGGAACCGCTGTCCCGACTGTGACGGTCAGAAGGATGCGCGAAGCGTCCTATGCCGTGAGTGCAGGACCGATCCCCGGAGGAGGATCCACCGCTGGTCAGCGATGTCGTCCATCTCTTCTGTAGAGGCTGGCTGCTGGGAATGGCTAGGCGAGCGCCATAAAGGCTACGGACGCATCAGGGTCAACGGACGCCAACAGCAGGCTCACCGAGTCTCATACGAAGCGTTCATTGGACCGATCCCTGACGGACTCACGATCGACCATCTTTGCGGCAATCCCGCGTGTGTGAATCCAGAGCATCTGGAGGCTGTTTCTCTACGGGAAAACATCATGCGCGGCTCTTCGCCAACCGCCATTGCCCATAAGACTGATACGTGCAAGAGGGGCCATTCCCTGCTCGGGGACAACGTCTACTGGCAAGCATTGAGAACTGGCCAGCGAGTCAGAGCCTGCAAAGCCTGTCGTGCGCTGCGTAACAGGGAGTATCGGGCGAGAAAGCGAGTCTCGTCTTGATCGGGCCAGGGCTGCCGGGCGCCGTGATGGTGGCGTACACGGAAGGTTTCGTGTGCGGCCTCACGGGCGTGTTGGGCGTCACGATCGAGGACGCCGACGGCAACGAAGTCCTCCCCCGCACCACCAGCAACATCCTTCAGTTGTCGTGCGTCGACAACATCGCCACGTACAGCTACACCGGCGTCTACCCCGGCGACCCAGACCTGTCGCCCTACCTGATCACCTGGGACGACACCCAGAACCTCGCCACCGAGGAGATCCTCGTCGTGGCCGGCCCGGTGCCGTCGAATCCGACGGGCCCGTGTTCGAACTGGGTGACAGGCGAAGAGGTGGCAGCCTGCTGTTCGGTGGAAACGTCCAGCGGTGCGCTGTTCGACCAGGCCGCAGCCGAGGCGTCCGCGCTGCTGTTCGAGCTGTCCGGCAGACAATTCTCCGGGTACTGCGGCCCCCGCACTGTGCGGCCCCCGTGTGATTCCTGCTGGTGCGGCTACCAGATCCTGTCGCGCGGCTACGTGATCGGCCCGTGGGACTACGGCTACCCGCTCTACCTGTGTGATTCGTGCCTGATCGCGTGTTCTCCGTCAAGGGTGAAGTTGGCGGGGTATCCGGTGCGGGCGATCACGCAGGTGCTGATCAACGGCGACGTGGTCAGCCCGACCGAGTACACCATCTGGAACAGCCGCTACCTGACACGGCTGAATGACGAGCGGTGGCCTGTCGCGCAGGACCTGACGCGCGAGGACAGCGAGGACAGCACGTTCTCGGTCACGTACACGTACGGGGCCGACCCGCCCGCGTTGGCCGTGAGCGCAGCCGCACAGCTTGGCTGCGAGCTGTACAAGGCCTGCGGCGGCGACAGCGACTGTGTGCTCCCTCAGGGCACCACGCGGGTTACCCGTCAGGGGATCGTGATCGAGAAGCTGGCGTTCACGTCATGGGCGTTCCGTGACCAGTCATGGCGGACAGGCTTGCCGCTCGTGGATGCGTTCTTGTCGGCGTATAATCCGGCGGGGATCAAGCGGCGTCCGACGTTCTGGGCGCCCGGCAAAAACCAGTACGCCCAGACGTTCGGGTAGCCCGTGAGCGTGACCCTCCTCGAGCCGGGGCTGATCGCGCTGCTGGACTCCCCCGCAGGACCCGTCGGCCGTTACATAACGGCGAAGGGGGAGGCGGTCGCGGAGTTGGCCCGCCAGAACGTCAGGGCGAACTTTCGCACCCGCACAGGGAACCTGGAGAACAGCATCGGCGTGTTCCCGACCGAAACGCCGGACGGCCTTGAGGTGGAGGTCGGCACCGACGGGGCGCCCTATGGGCTGGTGCTGGAACAGGGCGCAGAACCCCACCAGATCCTCCCTGTCGCCGCCCCAGTGTTGGTGAGTCCCCCAGGTCATCCTGACCCGCTGCTTGGCCCACGGTTCCGTGTGGACCATCCGGGCGCGCCGCCCCGCCCTTGGTTGAAGCCTGCGTTGGAGCAGGTGATGCAGGGTGCCTGACGTCACCGACCTACAAACGCTTTGTGATGAGTTCCTGAGCGCCGCCACGGCCGCACTGGACACCATCCCTGGGTTCGCGCCGGGGCTCGAGGGTGCCCCGGCGCGAACATTCACTGGCGCAGGACAGCCCGCCTTCGACTGCTGCCCCCTCCTCGCCGTCAACGCCTCCACGATCCGCGAGGCACCCACAGAACCCCTGGGGTTGGCTGCCGGCACAAGGCACCGCCTGAACTTCCGGAAGAACCTTGTTGCGGTGCAGGTATGGATCGCCCGTTGCAACGCGCAGGGACAGGCCGGAGAGCCGCCCACCACCGCCGCGCTCAACGCTGTCAGTGAGCAGGTGAACGCGGACGGGTGGGCGCTGTGGAACTACATGTGGAACATCAACCGGTCGGGATCAGCCGACGAGATCGTTAGCTTGTGCGACGAGTGGTACATGGACTCGATGATTCCGTTGCAGCCGTCCGGCGGCTGTTCCGGCTGGCAGTTGAACGTCCGCGCTGAACTCGCCGGGTACGGTGACGGCAATGACCCCTAACCCTCGGAGGGCGTAATGCTCAGAGACTTTGACGCGGAACTGGTAGAGGACCGCGAGATCCGCATCGGCGGCGAAGTGTTCGAGTTCGTCTACCCGCACTGGGAGGTCGGAGCGAAAATCTTCGATGACGAGCTCACGCCCGCGCAGACGAACGGGTCGGGGGAGCCGGAGGTGTTTTCGTGGGTGGCTGACACGAAGATGGCGATCGACCGGATCCCCATGTTTTTGAACCCGAAGAACGACAGCCACAAGCGGTTCAAGGCTTTGGCGGCGAGGAAGGGCGTGGATGCTGTGCCCAGGTTTCAGTTCGCGCAGCTGTACCGGTTGTTGGTGCAGGTGACGTCGAATCTCCCTACGAGTCCCCCATCGTCGGAGCCATCGGACGTTGGGGCTGGGCCAACAGAACCCGGATCCTCGGACGTGTCGTCCTCAACGGAGGATCAGTCGACCGCGTGAGCCTCCGCGACTTCATGTACGCCGCCGACGCCCTCAGGTTGGAGGAGGGCGTGTCATGGACCGTCACGACGCCGGAGGGAACCCCGGTGGTGCCGGTGATGTCGCCTGAGCAGGTGCGGGCGCAGAACGCGCAGTCGATGCAGATGCTCAAGGGGATGATGGCTGGTGTGAAGGGCGCCCCGCGTGTCTGAACTTATCGCCGAAGCACGGGTACTGGTCACTCCTGACACGACGGGGTTCCGCCAACTTCTCGTCACAGAGGTCGCCGCCGCGTCCAAGGGAGTGACTGTCCCTGTTCAAGTCACGCCTGTGGTGACAGGCGTGACAAGCATTACGGGAACGGCTGCCCTATCTGCCGCCCAAAGCGAACTGTCGGTGGCGACAGGGGCGGCGGCCACAGCCGCCGCTGATCAGGCGGCGGCGCTCCGTGCCGTAAATGCCCAGGAGACGATCAATACCACGGAAACGCTCGCGGGCGCAGACGCCGCGCGGATATCAGCGACACGGCGCAGGGAGGATGCTACGGCGGCGGCGGCGCAAGCTAGGGCGCTTTCCGGACTCGGCCGTGGCGCGGGATCAGCGGGCGCGTCACTGCTTGGTGTTCGCGGTGCCACCCTGGCGGCGACAGGCCCGTTCATTGCTGGCGCTGCTGGCGCTATCGCGTTCACGAAAGCGATCCAGACGTTCACTAGCTTCAACCAGGAACTGTCCGTGTTCGCCGCCACCACCGGTGCCACCGCCGACGAGATCGACCGTGTGTCCGCTTCAGCCAAGCAGTTGGGGAAGGACATCACATTGCCTGCCGCGTCTGCCGGTGACGCCGCCGAAGCGATGACCGAGTTCGCGAAGGCAGGATTGTCGGTGAACGACGCGATCACGGCCGCGAGGGGCGGGTTGCAGTTGGCGACCGCCGCGCAGTTGTCGAACGCGGAAGCGGTCGAGATCACCGCGAACGCGTTGAACGCTTTCAAGCTTTCCGGCGACCAGGCTGTGGATGTGGCGGACACGTTGGCGAACGCCGCGAACGCCGCGCAGGGCAGCATCGCTGATGTTGGCCTCGGTCTGAAGCAGGCCGCGGGTGCCGCCGCCGTTGTCGGTGTGTCGTTCAAGGACACCACGGCGCTGCTGACGTTGCTCGCGAAAAACGGGCTCACCGCCTCCGACGCAGGAACCTCCCTGCGGACGGCGTTCATCAG